CTGCACCCGGTAAATTCCCGGCCTAGTAACGGTCATCTTGGTTGTCGTCTGCACGGACACCGCGTTGCTATACTCCGCGGCGTTAAAAGTCACAACCGTGTCTGTGTTTGCCGTCGTGCTTTGCGACACGCTGCTAGAAAAAGAACCGTACGGAACCGTTATTACCGCGCCCCCGTTCGGCGTGAACAGGCTCTCAAGCAGCGCGTCGAGCTGCGCAAAGTACAGGCGCAGCACCCGGTTGAACTGGTCAACGTAGGGCGCTTGGTATTGCGCCGGTGGCTGCGGCAGTGCCGGTGCCGTGAACTTCTTGTAGATAGCGGACAAAATGGGCATACCTAGCGCCTCCCGTCCAGTTTTATATCAATCCTTGGGCTGCCTAGCTGCCACGTTGTTCCCAGCTGGTTCGACTCGATACGCATGGCAAGCTGTCGGCCACGAACGCGGATGTCAACCTGCCCCGTAAACTGCTCCACCTGCACACTGGCATCCCGCGAAGTCTGCGTAACGGCTGCTGCATTCTCTCCGCCAACAGAATTTGGTGCGTTGTATCCAGACCCGGAATTCTGCATCGGCAGCAGCGTCAGGGTCACTGCCGGGTTGGCCGTGGTAGAGCCCTGGAAGGTTATGTCCGGCAAGACGCGCCAGACGAAACCGAACTTGTCCCCATCGCCAATGTCAAACTCCGACGACAGGATATATGCCTCTATTGCCGCGGGAGTGCCGGTTTCATCGTCATCCAGCCCGTATTCTTGCGCCACGAGGTTTTTGGTGTACGTTGCTGCGACCGGGTTGGGGCGCAGCTTGCTGTCGATCCACGCGGTGCGCGCCATCGTTCCGTAGTACCAGACATCTTCTAGGTAGTTGTACACGACGTAGCGGTCTATGGTGGTAGATGCAGCAGAGCAGTAGAACCACCACACTTCATTGAAAGCCTCGTTGGTGGTGGCGAAACACTGTTCAAACTGCTGCACATTGATGTCATCAAACACGTACCGGCGCAGATCGCACCGTAGCGTTTGTACCCGGCCATCGTACTTGTAAAACTTGTCAATGCCCATCCAGTAAGCGACACCGCCCGCAAGGGAGACGGACATGGAACTGGAAATCGATACGTTGCCGCCCAAAAGCTGCGCGCCCCACACGAGCGACGCGCCCACAGCCTGCAAAGAGTAGATGGCGGTGTCTGTCCACACCAAAATTTCCTGCCGCGATTGCGCAGCGGTAACGATTTTTGAGCCCAGCGACAGCCGCAGACTGCCCGCTTGATTGGTAATCAGCGGCTCCCATTGCGTGACGCTTTCTTGGTCGGACCAGCGCACCAGCATGGGGTCTACCGTGGTGCCGTACACGTCGTTGGTGCCGAAGCAAAAAACGAACCGGCTAACATCAGACACCAGAATGTAGTTTTGTTTCAGCGGCACCTCGTTAGCGCCGACAAGGGACGCGACAGCCACACCGTGCGTTGCTGTCCCGTTGGCCGCAACCCAATAGTACAGCGCCCCCCCGTGTGGGCCGAACACCAGGTTTTCGCCGAAGTTCGCCTGCGTCCATACGCGCAGTGAGTCGAGTATGGGTGGGCTGTCGCCCCACTCCCCAGTACCCCAAGCGCCTGCGCCCCAGCCGTTGAGCACAACCTGTATTTCAGGCCCTGGACTGATCTCGTAGCTAGCAGTGACCGTTCCGCCCGAGCCTACATCGCTGGCAGTGGCCGTCGCAGACACTGTGATGCTGTACGTGTTGACAGTGAGTACCGTAATTAGGAACGTGTCGTTTAGCACCGTCGCCGTTATGTCACCGCCCAGCCCCGTCGCGCCCGAAATAACAACGTAGTCGCCCGTAGCAGCACCGTGCGCGGTGTGCGTTACAAGCAGCTCGGCGGAACCTGCGGTGGCCGCGAAGGGCCCCGTCAGTATGTCAACGGCTCGAAACGGCGTGATGTCATAGTAGGCACCGCCCTGCTCTATGTAGAACGCAGTGTTTGTCCCCATCGCCATGAGATTTGCGCTGCCAAGCGTCACCCAGTTCCACAGCGAGCGGCAGACGCCAAGAAACATGTTTGTGGAGATGCGCTTCCAGCCGCCGATCTTCTCCGGCGTGCCTTGCCGAAAACGAATTTTGTCCGACTCATACCAGCCACCTTCGGTGGTATACCGGGTGTTTTCTCGGTTGACTCCGACTTTAAGGGAAAGTTTCTGCAGCGGCATTTTTTACCTCACGCCATCATTAGGGTCGCCGTGGCCGTTACTTCCGTTACTCGTCGCCCCCAGCCCTTGCCAAAAGTTCCCCAGCTATCAAGAGAATGCAGGAACGACAGCCGGTAGTCTTTGAAAGCGTCCAGCACCACTCGGGCATCCATTCTACCCAGTGCCGCCAGCGTTTTGGGGCCGATTGCCCCATCAGCGTCAACTCCTACAATGCGCTGCAGCCACTTTGCCGCTTGTCCCGGGCCGGAGTTCACAGCAGCGTCGAAGACCGCGTAGTCCAGCCCGGAGGGCAGCGCATCCCCGGACACTGCATCCCAGTATTTACGCTTGTACATCGGGCTTATTTTCTCGGGTGTCAGCGCGCGCATGTCCGCTTCAGACACAGTATGCCCCACCCACCGCTCCCACGTTGCTTTTGTAACTCCGAGGTTGGTCATGCCTCCAGGGTCCTTCGGGTGGTTGCTGAACCCCCCTTCGGACCCCAGCAGATGGACCATCGACGGCGCGAAATTAATTTTCATCTGGCGGCCACTCCTTGGATTTTCTCGACTGTGCGCAGGCCGCTAAGGCCCAGCATGCCGAGCAGTATCGGCATCATTTCAGTCAGATCGGCCGGGGCAATATCTAGCGGGTGGCCCCACACGGCAAGACCCAGCTGAGCAATAGGCAGCCCGATCCAGTTCCACACGCATGCCGCACCGCAGGCCCAGCCAATGGCGGGTCTCCAGCCGGAGACGAACACCGACGGGCTGGCCGCCTCAACGGCGTTGATGGCCAGCTGCCCCTGCACTAGCGTAATGGCAGCGGCAAGTTGCTGCCGTTCTGCTTCCGTCTTGTCAGGCCAGATACGGGAAATTACATTGGTCGCCAGTTCCATTCCGGCGGTGATTGGGTCGAGTGCCATTATGTTCCTTGCTTAATCCAATGTTGGCGATTTCCTCAAAATTTTCAAGGATTGGTGTTTGTAATACCAGGTCACCACGAGGCCAATAATTGCCACAGTCAAGCCGCCAAAAGCAGCGATCTCATTCGCAGTCAAGCCGAAGTAAACCGCAGCAGTACTGCCCGAATATGTGGCAGTTGAGGATATTTTTGTAACAACTTCTTGATTCATCTTAAATGTGTCCCGCGTCAAAGGTATTTAGATAGATCATTTGGGAATCCTTTCCTTGATGCCCTGCTGCCAGTCAATCCAAGTCGTCGTGCCGTTTACCGCATCGTCATACCGCATGATATAGCGCGCAATAAATTCTTCTTTGGTCATGAGCTGCTCTTACGCAGCGGCGCTTTGCAGCGGCGTCAGGTCTTCTGTCGTCCAATACTCTTTAGCCAGCATGATGACCAGATGCTCTTGGTTGCGGGCCAACGTGCCTGTATCTTCAGCATTCAAAGCAGGTTTTGCTTTCAGTGCGTTAATCAGGTTCACACTGTCCATAGCTGAGGAGTAGTGCTTTGTGATTTGTTCCGGGGTAGTTTCGATATTCATGGGTTACTTTCAAGGGTGGGTTAAAACATAAGCGTCAAATTTTGCATTCAGTTCCTGCAAGGCCTTGACAAGCACGGGAATCAGAGCGGTATCAATCATGCGCAGTTTGTCTGCATCTTCGTTATCAACGATGACAGGGTTAGCACCCTCAAGCGCCAGCACGTCTTGAGCCTTAAAGCCGTAACGCACGCGGCCATTGGTCTCTTCAGAATCCCGTGCAGTACGGAACTGATACGCCGTGGGTTGCAGAGCTTTGACAAACTCAAGGCCATGCGGTACAGGCGCAAAGTTGGTCTTGTCCCGAGCATCTGATACCACTGTCCAAGCCACCTGAATGTAGGCATCCGTGACAGCCGTAGACCCCATGCAGAACCGATTGTTTTCAGTGGATGGGTCAAAGACTGGAGCGTAGGTGCCTGCTGAAGTTTGCGGGTTAAGTGCCGTGTTTCCGCTGCCTGTGGTGTTGCTAAAGAGTGCGCTCTGCCCGTTAGCTGTGTTGTTGGCGCCTGTGGTGTTTGCGTAAAGTGCGTTCAGCCCGCTAGCTGTGTTGTTGACGCCTGTGGTGTTGCTGAGGAGTGCGTTCACCGCGCTAGCTGTGTTGTTGACGCCTGTGGTGTTGTTCTGAAGTGCGCTCACCCCGCTGGCTGTGTTGTAGCTGCCTGTGGTGTTGTTCTGAAGTGCAAAATACCCGCTAGCTGTGCTGTTAGCTCCTGTGGTGTTCTGCTTAAGTGCGTCACGTCCGCTAGCTGTGTTGCTGCTGCCTGTGGTGTTGTTTTGGAGTGCGTTCTGCCCGCTAGCCGTGTTGTTATTGCCTGTGGTGTTGTTGTAGAGTGCGTTAACCCCGTTAGCTGTGTTGCTACCGCCTGTGGTGTTGCTTTGGAGTGCGCCCAACCCGCTAGCTGTGTTGTTAGCGCCTGTGGTGTTTGCGTAAAGTGCAAAGTACCCGCTGGCTGTGTTGCCGCTGCTTGTGGTGTTGCTACCGAGTGCGCTCCTGCCAAT